AGGGAATGCAGAATGGTCATTTTATCTCTAGAGCGTCTAGAATACTACGTTGGTCGCCTGATAACTGTCGTCCGCAGTGCTACGCTTGTAATTGTATGCGTTACGGGCAAAACTATATATTTGCTATGAATCTTAACAAAGAGTTTGGATACGATATAGCAGACGAGCTATTACAAAAGTCTAGGCAAACAATTAAACAAGCGGATTTTGAATTAATAGAATTAATCGAACATTATACAGATTTAGTCAATAAATTATAGTATATTTGATTGCGGTTAACCTGTTTTCATATCGTAAAAACTCTAGGAGTGGACGTAAAAGTTTGCTCCTTTTGTGGTTTTAGACTATAAAATTTTTAACAATGTATGTTATTTATTAACAATTTTTTTATATATTTGGAAAAACGATAACGATATGACATATACCGAAGACTTAAATCGAATGCTTAGATACTCTATCGAGGCTTTACAAAAAGAAAACAAAGACTTAAAAAAATCTAACTTAGCTTTATCAAACAAAGTAGAAGAGCTAGAGGCTAGGGCTGAGGTTAATCAAATCGTAGAACAATTTAACTAAATATTTTTTATGGAAAATCAAATTTACAAAGGTGAAGTTACAGCCGTATCACCTGACGGCAAATGGACAGAGTTTAACAAGTTTAAAGTCTCTATTAAAAACGAAGACAAAGAGATTGGCGAATTTAATTTCTTAGCTAGAGGTGAGTTTAAAAAAGCTGTTGGTGACGTAATCGAGTACGAAATCAAAAACCCTACATACAACTCAGCCAAATTACATTATAAACCATTTAATAACTAAAAACCAAACATTATGAAAACAGGTACGATTAAACACATTGACCCAAACGGGGTCTGGAACGGCTTAACCAAATACAAAGTTACATTTGCAGACGGTCAGCAATTTACATTTTTTGCTAAAGGTAATTTTAAATTTAAGATTGGCGAGCAAATTAAATACGAGGTTACTAACGAAGAGTATAAAAACGCTAGGATTCCACAGGACCAGTATAAAGACGAAGCTGAAGACGTTACACAAACTAAAGCTGTTTATGTAGATAAAAACGATTTAATTATTAGACAGACTTGCGTAAAAGCATCGTCCGAATTTAATGCTGGTAAAGGGACTGACGTTGTCCAACTATTGCTAGACGCTGAAACTATGTATAACTGGATAAAACAATAATATGGAATATAAATACGAATTTGTAAATGACTTTGTTAATTGCGTAATACCTAAACATAACGAGAGAGATTTTGTTTACTTAGACTTACATATAAAAATAATAGAACTCCAGGATTTTATAACTAAGCATAAAGAACACATTGAAAAAAACAACGGGTTTTTAAGCATATCTATAAACAAAGGAAAAAAAGACCCAAATAAATTATATACAAACTTTAGTCGAAAAGTCGAGATAAAAAAAGATAAACTAGTAACCCACAAAGAGCAAATGCCTGATAGGGACGGTTTACCATTTTGATAATTAGGGGGGTGGTTATAGATAACTTGGGTAAAATCCACTCCCTTTTTTATTTTAGGATAGTTAATAGCTATCCTTTTTTTTTCTATATTACTAATCTTTAAACTTTAAGATATGTTTGTCGACTTCAATAAACAAATAGATACAATACACAAAATAAGAACTGGCGAGATTAAAACTGGTCTTAAGCTAGGTATTTCTGACTTAGATACTCATTTTGTTTTAAAACCCTCTGACCTTAATTTATTCCTAGGTCACGCTAACGTTGGTAAGACTTCGCTAGTATTGTTTATGATGTTATGCTACTCAGTCAGACATAACTCTAAATGGTTAATCTACAGCTCAGAAAATGAGCCTTACGAGCTAATAAGAAAATTACTAGAGTATTTAATTGAAGAGCCAATTAATAGAATAATACCAAACGACTTTAATAACGGCATAGCTTTTATAAAAGAACATTTTAAATTTATATCTAACGAGAGACTTTATACATACAAAGAACTCATAGACGTAGCTGAAAAGGCTAAGATAGGTTTTAAGTATGACGGGTTTCTAATAGACCCTTATAACAGTCTAGCCAAAGATAGAGAAACGTCTAAGGCTTTAGGTATGCACGAATACGACTACGAGGTCTTAAGCCAGTTTAGAATGTTTTGCCAGCGTAATAAAGTTTCGCTATGGCTATGCGCCCACGCTAACACCGAAGCGCTTAGAAGGGTTTATAAAGCACCTCACGAGTATCAAGGTTATCCAATGGTTTGTGAGTCTAGCTCTATAGAGGGTGGTGGTAAGTTTGTGAATAGATGTGATTCCTTTGCTGTAGTACACAGATTTATTCAACACCCTACAGAGTTTATGTATTCCTTTTTACATATAAAAAAGATTAAGTCAATAGAGACTGGCGGGCGTTGTACGAGTCTAGACGCACCTGTAAAAATGCGAGCGCTTATTAACAATGTCGGTTATTCTATTAACAACGAAAGTATAGTTAAAATTCTTAAACGAGCAAACGCTCCCTTTTAGTATAGCATAATTTTTGTAGCTTGTATGAGTGGACATTTTAGAACTCTTATATAAAAAACACAATAATTGGTTACAAATTACCGAATCTTTAGGCGTCAATCCTGAGACAGCCAAAGACATAGTATCGGAGCTTTACTTTAAAATCAAATTACATTTAGAAGAAAATAAGGACCAGTCCATAATGTATAACAACGATGAGGTAAATTATTACTTTATCTATGTCACTATTAGGAACCTGGTCTTTGACTTAAAACGTAGGGAAAAGAATGTTAAGTTTGTTAGCTTAGATACTAGAGAAGACCTGTCCGAAGACGTAGAGTATAAAGAATGGTATAACGAGCAGTATAATGATACAGACGAATACTTAAAGCATAAAGTTATATGTGACTGGTACGAAAACGATAACTATTTACAAATGCTAGAAGACGCTAATTTGCTAGACAACTTTAGTCAGGATAAAATGAAAGTCTATTATATGCGTAGGATATTTAAAGAAGTGTTTTTAGATAATACTAAGGTAAGTGTATTGTCCAGGAATACTAACATAACTTATTGGAGTCTTAGAAATACTATAAAAAACATTAAAAAACAAATAAAAGAAGACTATGAATTTAGGCGACATATTAGAGACGATTTTTAAAAAGACTGGCATTAAGTGGTTAGTAGAAAAAATAGTAATAGACATACTAGGGTATAAGTCTTGCGGTTGCGAGCGTAGGAAAAAAGTATTAAACGATATTAGAATATTTAGAACTGAACAAGATGAAATTAAATAAAAAAGATTATAACTATTGGACTAAATTTAGAGAGGCTAAAAAGTCTACTATAACTAAAGAAGAGTTAAACGCCATATCGGTAATCCATTCGGAATATTTTAAGCATAAATTTGTATTGCCTTGCACTTGTAACCCTAAGCAAATTCAAAGCTGGGTAAATGATATAAACACTTTATATATAGAGTCATAATGGATATAGAACAAACTACTAAGTGGGAAAAGGCTGTAGTACAAATACTAAATCTAGACGGTTGGCAGTTAAAGCATATAGGCGGTACTAGTAGATATGACGCTAAGGGTTTAACCCCTAAAGGATTTATGGCAGTTATAGAAATGAAGTTTAGAAATAAGTACTACGAGAATAAAATGATAGAAAAAAAGAAATACGATGCGCTTATGAATTTACCAGGCGATGTTGTTAAGCTTTATTTTGTAGCAGACCCTAAAGGTAATTATTTATACTGGCTAAACAATATGACGTTGCCGCCAATAGAAACTGTCTTAGCTGGTAAAACAACTTATTGGGGTGGTGATAAAGAATCTAAAGAAGTTTACTATTTACCAGAGTCTAAAGCTTCCGTAGTCTCAGTAAACGATAATGACCCAGAGCCAGGACCTTGGACCGAATATTTTAATAATAGAAAAAAATCTAAATAACATTGCTGAGTTATTAACAATTTGTCGTATATTGTGTATATATAAAACTTATACGATATGACAAAACCAGAAAAATTAAATTCAATTCAAGAAAATTATTTACAAGATGTAGAGCTTTTACAGGCTCTTGGATACCCGCTAGATTTATTTGACGATTTATATAAAATACATTTTTTTGAAAAATAAAAGTGGATATACTAGACGACATAAAAAGCAATGTGTTAGATATTGAAGAGTTTAACTTTTACAATGAGTTTCAGCTATTATCCAGTATATTAGACTCCTGGCATAAAAAATCACAAAACAAAAAACTAACTGACAAAGCTAGAGCTGAGATTAATTCAGCTATAAAAGCGCTATCTACAATTAGCTTATACGTTATGAGTATGCAACAACGAGAGCGAGGCTACAACATACAGTTAAATAGATTTCGAGAGGCTAAAATACTAGCCGAGTCAAAACTTAAAAAACTAAAATATGAAAAAGAATAACTACGAAAACAGTCTTAAAGGATTTGCCTTTGCGTTAATTGGTATTATTTTAACTTTACTAATAGCTAAACTTTATGAATGAATACGAGATCGAATACTGGCAATATACTGACGATGGTTACGACAACCGATATATATTAGTGCGAGCTGAAAATGAATACGAGGCAATACAAAAATCAAAAATGAAAACGACTGACGCAAAAGGACACAGAATATATGAAGGATAAAATAAAACTACTAGACGGTAACTATTACGATAAAAAAGAATTACTAGAAAAAATGTTAGACGATGAGTTTTACTATGGTGAGTTAAACAAGCTAGCCTTAAGCAGCTCTAGTCTAAAGCTTATGTTAGATAGCCCAAAGACTTATTATTATATAACTAAGTACGGACAAAAGTCTAGCAGCCCAGCTTTAACAGCGGGTCATTTATTTCACCTAGCAATCTTAGAGCCAGAAAAATACGATGAGTTAAGGTTTGTAGACGTACAAAGTAAAAACACTAAAAAGTTTAAAGAGGCTAAAGAAGAGTACGGCGAGGTATATACAGCCAAAGAGCAAAGCGAAAACAATAGGCTTATAGACGCCTTTTATAAAAACCCGCAAGCTGTCGAGTTATTAAGTGATAGTAAAACTGAAGTCTGTGGTATTGTCGATATATACGGTAAGCCGTTTCGAGCTAAGGCAGACGTACTAAAAAACAAAGGTGGTATAGTAGACCTTAAGACTACAGTAGACGTACAAAACTTTAACAAGTCAGCGTATAGATATAAGTATCATTTACAAGTCGCTATATATTGCGAGGCGTTTAATTGTAATTATAAAGATTTTACGTTTCTTTGTATAGACAAGGCTAATCTAGATATAGGAATCTGGAACGTTAGCAGAGAGTTTTACGAGTACGGTTGTAAAGAATTAAAAAAAGGAATTGATTTATACGATACCTACATACGAGAGGACTTCGACATAAACGATTACACAATACAAGGAACACTATGAATCTAATACACTCAATAGTAATAACGTTTTGTTTTGGCTTATCGGTATATATAATATATAATCACTTTAACGAGTAATATGCAAAAAGAAGCAAAAGCATATAGAACAGTCGAACATTTAGTAAGAGGACAAATAAGCAAATCATTATTAAAAAGTTTTAATTTAGATTATGTATTTACTAATTATAGTAGAACTTTAAATAAAAGATTAGGGTTACATAAACTTAATAAAAAGCAAGAATATAAAAAGAAATGAAAGCAAAAAAACTAACTCAGGTCCAAAGGATAGGACAGCTAGAAAAAACTATATCCAAAATATATTTAATACTAATGGAGTACAATAGAAACGTAGCCGAACTAAAGAAAAAAATAGATGACAAAGACAAAGCTGAATAACGTATTTAAAATACCATTCACTAACGCTGAAATGAAACGAGTCGCAGACTTAGTTATACATAACACAAAGGCAGACATATTCCATAAGTCTAAACAACAAAAGTATGTAGAGGCTAGAGCTTTATTTAATTATCTAATCCGCAAAGAATTTGGACAGACGTTATTTAGGATAAGAGACTACTATCTAAGCAAAGGTAAGAAGTACCATCACGCTACAATACTACATAGCATAAAAAGCTTTAAAGAGATAGCATTTAAAAATCCTCATTATGTAGATATAATAGACGCTATCAAAGTCCAAGAGGTTTCACCTAGACAAATAAACAATCTTATAGCTGAGGTGTGCAAGATAAAAAACAAAAAGCAGTTAGAGACTACAAGAGACTTTTTAAAAAAAGTATTACAAGACTAGCAAATTTACAAATAGTGCGTTATATATATAATGACTGACAATACTGACATTAAAAAAAAGATGCTAGAAGCCCTAGAGTTTAACCTAGGTATCGTTTCGCATAGTTGTAGAACTGTAAACATAAGTAGACAGACGCATTACCAGTGGCTTAAAACAGACGCAAGTTATAAAGAAGAGGTCGAAGCTATAACTGAAAGTGCTATAGACTTTGTAGAGTCCAAACTATATGAACGAATCAAAGCTAACGATACAGCCAGTATTATATTCTATTTAAAGACTAGAGCTAAGAGCCGAGGCTACCAGGAACGAACAGAGCTTGTTATGCCTGAAGCTAGAAAATTTGAAATAGAAGTTTTAGGACCAGCCAATGAAAGTACAAACTAATGTAGTCTACGACTATCTACAAAAGACTGATTCAAAAATAAAGATATTCCAGGGCGGTACTAGGTCTGGTAAAACATACAATATTCTTATGTGGCTAATCTTTGGCTACGGAATGACAGAGACAGGCAAAACTATAACAATATTTAGAGCTACCTATCCAGCCCTTAGAGCTACAGTAATGCGAGACTTCTTTGATATACTAGAGCGCTTCGATTTATACTTAGACGCTGACCACAATAAATCCAATAGCGAATATAAACTAAACGGTAATCTATTTGAGTTTGTATCTATTGACCAGTCTAGCAGACTTAAGGGACGTAAAAGAAATATAGCCTTTTTAAACGAAGCTAACGAAGCCAGCTACGAATCCTATAACCAAATACTGTTTAGAACCGAAGAGCAGTTAATACTAGACTACAACCCTAGTGACGAGTATTCTTGGATATACTCAAAGGTTAAGACTAGAGACGATGCGTTTTTCTGCATAACAACTTATAAGGACAATAGGTTTCTAAGCAAAGAGATAGTAAAAGAAATAGAACGATTACAATTC